CTATATCCATACCTCTGCGAGTATGCCCTGTAGTTTGCGCTATTTTGTTTAATGGGTCAAAACGCTGGTCACCTACTGAAGGTAACTGTATTTTGTGCCTAGTTTCTATTGACCTTCTGCGATTATGTATTGACCTTATTGAAATCCCTGTTTTTTGGGACATTAATATTGGAGAATTACACTCTTTCCAAAGTGCTATCCATTCTTCATCAGGTAAATAGTATTGCGTCATTAATTTCCCCTTATAATCACAAGTTAAAGAACACTAACATAAAATTATGGCATTTGCGAAAAAAGTTGATAAAAATCAAAAGGATGTTGTTAAAGCGCTACGAGATTATGGCGCTGATGTTTTCCTTTTGCACATGGTCGGTGGAGGAATCCCTGACTTGCTAGTATGCTACGAAGAACACACCATTTTAATAGAAGTCAAGGATGGAGAAGATAAAAAGCTAACTCCGCAACAAATTACCTTGTTTGCTGGATGGAAAGGTGGGCCATTGCATAGGGTAAATTCTGTGCAAGAGTCAATAGAAGTGCTAAAATTGTACGAATTGGAGAGTTAATATGAACGATAACATGGCTATGTTTGCCGCTACGATGTTGCACAGCGCAACAAATACCCATTTCTTTCATTGGTCTACTGATTCTTTCAGTAAACACATGGCACTCGGCACATACTATGACGAAATAGTAGGATTAGTAGATGACCTAGTAGAAGCCTATATGGGCTGTTATTCCAAAATTACCACATTTCCAAGCGTATATCACCAGCCTAAAGAAGCTGTTAAGTATTTGGAATCATTGAAGAATTTTGTAGATGATGCCCGTAAAGATTTGCCGCAAGAAACCCAGTTGCAAAATATCATAGACGAGATAGCGCAACTAATAGATTCAACCCTTTACAAACTCAAGAACCTCAAGTAAGGATTCATCATGCCAATGGACAAATCAGGCTCGGCACAATCAGTCGGCAAGAACTATAAGACAGAAGTTGCCGCAGGAAAGCCTAAAAAACAAGCATTGGCAATAGCATTGAGTGAACAACGGGCACACGCTAAAGGCAAGGTTAAATCTAAGCTAGAAGCTGCTTATGCAAAGCACATGGAGTCCAAATGAAACACATGAGTCGTGCTTACAAGCCTGAAGATGCTATGCTTAGACCAGCTAAAGAGTCTACGCTAGAGAGGCAACAAAAAATGCGCCAAGATAAAAAGAAACCCCCTGAACTCAATGTTAATAGCAAAGACGACATTATTAACAAAAAGATTAATGAACGCCTAAAGCGTAAAGCAATGCTTGCTAAGGCTATGAACAAGCTAACAGACCCCGACATTGCTTAAAAAACTGTAGTAGAATTAAACCCTTACAAATCAATTACTTGAGAATGTATGGCAAATAAAGTAGAACAAAATAGAAAAAAGACAGGTGGTCGTAAGCCAGGAGTGCCTAATAAGGTCACTCAAGAGGCACGAGAGGCTGTTAAAGCATTACTTGATGCTAACCTACCATTCCTTCAGACATGGCTTTATAACACCGCTGAAGGGCTTAAAGACGATGAAACAGGAAAGTACATTGTTTTACCTAATCCTGGTAAAGCCTGCGACATAGTACAAAACATGGTTGAGTATGCTGTGCCTAAACTAGCTAGGACTGAAGTAGTAGGCGATGACAAAGCACCTGTACGCATGGTGGTGTCTTGGAAGAAGTAGTAGAGGTAGAACTAGACTACCAACCAAGGAATGTATTCCTAGATTTCCACGAAAGAGAACAACGCTGGGCAGTCATAGTCGCACATAGACGCTGCGGTAAGACTGTTGCTTGCATTAATGACCTTATATACAAGGCTTTAGTTGATGGCAAAGAAGATGGTAGATATGCCTACCTTGCACCATACTACGCACAGGCTAAGTCTATTGCTTTTGACTACTTAATGAAGTTTTCAGAGCCTGTAAGGGCTAATCACAATGTTTCAGAACTATGGGTGGAGTTAATAAATGGGGCAAGGATTCGTTTGTTTGGTGCTGATAACGCTGACAGTTTGCGTGGTTTGTATCTTGATGGCGTAGTTTTAGACGAATACGCTGACATGAAGCCTTCTATATGGGGCGCAGTTTTAAGACCACTTTTAAGTGACCGCAGGGGATGGGCCACATTCATCGGCACACCCAAAGGGCATAATCAATTCTGGGAAATATACAATAATGCCGCCAAAGATGATTCTTGGTATGTAAAGACACTAAGGGCTAGTCAAACTGGCTTAATTCCCCAAGAAGAATTAGATGATGCTAGGAAGATGCAAACCCAAGACCAATACCTAGCTGAGTGGGAATGTGACTTTGAGTCTGCCATTATTGGTGCGTATTACGGCAAAGAAATGCGCCAGCTTACAGACCAAGGCAGAATACTAGATATTAAATATGACCCACTATTCCCTGTACATACAGCATGGGATTTGGGTTATTCAGACGACACCGCTATATGGTGGTTTCAAGTGGTGCATGGCGAGATTCGTATGCTTGATTACCACTCAAGTAATGGTCAGCCAGTAGCTTTCTATGCTGGCATTATTCAATCAAGAGAAAAAGAAAGAGGCTATTTATATGGCACTCATTATTTACCTCACGATGCCCGTGCTAAAACATTAGCGTCAAATAAGTCCATAATTGAACAACTTTCAGACAAAATTGCGTTAAAATCAATGAAAATTGTACCAATGTTGTCACTTCAAGATGGAATACAAGCAACACGACTAGCATTAACTAGAGCTTGGTTTGACCATAAATGTGAGGATGGCATTGAATGTTTAAGGCAGTATCAGCGTGAATGGGATGAAGATAAGAAAGTCTTTAGGGATAAACCAAGACATGATTGGACTTCTCATGGTGCTGATGCTTTTAGGATGTTAAGCATTGCCTGGAAAGAAGAAGCAAAAATAGTTACAAAAGACGACGCAATTAGAGGCGTTTTTGTAGGGCAAACTGATGTAAGTTTGAATGAATTATGGAAACAACAACAACCAAATATTATTAGGAGAATTTAATATGCCAGCAGTTTCAGCAGATTACGGATTTTATTACGAAACAGTCGCAGCATCACAAACAGCCCAAGTATTAGGCGTTACAGGTGCAACAGGTGACTATTTACACCGAGTTACTATCACAGTAGGCACAGCCTTAACGGGTACAGTAGCCTTATTAGATGGCGCAACATCTTACGCACTTACAGCAGCAAGCACCCCAATCGGTGTTTATTCTATTGAAATCAATGCTAAATCAGTAAGTGGTGCATGGAAGATTACTACAGGCGCAGGCGCTACTGTATTTGCTGTAGGCGTATTTACCTAATTAATATGAATATGTTTTTTGTTTATGCAGATTGCAAGCCTGATGGAACGCCATTTTATATTGGCAAGGGTAATGCTGACCGCTTAAACAAGAAATCAAGAGTAAATCGCCATCACACAAACATTTGCGCCAAATACCCTAGTTGGTATAGAGGTTTAGCATTTATGGGTAGTGAAAAAGAAGCACTTGCTAAAGAAATTGAATTAATTGCCAAATATCGTGCAATTATTGTAAATAGAACTAATGGTGGTGAAGGTGTTAGTGGTTTAACTCCTTGGAATAAAGGTTTACCAATGCTTCCTCATGTAAAAGATGGGCTAATTAAAGCCAATACAGGAAGAAAAGCTACCAAAGAAACAAAAAGAAAAATGAGTGAAGCTAGAATAGGCAACACTTATGCTAAAGGCGTTAAACATACTGATGAAACAAAAGCCAAAATGAGTCTAGCTAGTAAAAGCCATATTCGGACACCTGAATGGAAGCAAAAGATAGCTGAGTCAGTCAAGGCAAACTGGGCAAAGAGAAAGCAAGGTTAAACATGGCTAATGATAAAGCTACGGTAAATCATACATATGAGGACTGGTATAAAGTCCTAATGGGCTATGAACGCAGTTTTAAGCGTTGGGAAGCCCGAGTTGACCGCATAGTTAAGAAGTATAAGGATGACAGTCGTTATGACCGCAATCCTAATGCACGCTTTAATATTCTTTGGTCAAATGTCCAAACCATTCAGCCTGCTATCTTTGCTAGACTGCCACGCCCTGATGTAAGCCGTAGATTTAGGGACAATGACCCTATAGGCCGTGTCGCTTCAATGATGTTAGAACGGGCATTAGAGTTTGAAATTGAACACTATGGCGACTATAAGTCTGCTATGAATAACAGTGTATTAGACCGCTTATTAGGTGGTCGTGGCGTTAGCTGGGTGCGTTATGAACCGCATATCGTAGGTGAAGAAGCTGGCGAACCTGATGATGGCTTTGAAGTAACCGAAGATGCTGACGAAGCTGAAACAATGGAAGGGGTTGAGAATGAAAACCCCGAAAGAATTGAATACGAGTGTTGCCCTGTAGATTATGTTCATTGGCGTGACTTTGGTCATACTATTGCTAGAACTTGGGAAGAAGTAACCGCAGTATGGCGCAGAGTTTATATGAATCGCCCTGCATTAGTTGAACGCTTTGGCGAAGAATTAGGTTATAAAGTACCACTTGATACTAAACCTGACGACTTAAAACAATCTTACAAGTCTGACGATGGAGTATATGAGGCGCTGATATATGAGATTTGGGATAAAGAAACAGGCAAAGTGCTGTGGATTTCTAAGTCACTCGGCAAAATCCTTGATGAAAGAGATGACCCACTACAGTTAGAGAACTTTTGGCCTTGTCCAAAACCTTTATACAGCACGCTAACTACCGATTCCTTAGAACCTATTCCTGACTTTGTTATTTACCAAGACCAGGCTAGAGAATTAGATGTTCTGTGCGACAGAATTGATGGTCTGATTAACGCATTGAAAGTGCGTGGCGTTTATGACGCCTCGGCCTCTGAACTACAGCGCCTGTTCTCTGAAGGCGAAAATAACACCATGATTCCAGTACATAACTGGATGGCATTTGCCGAGAAACAAGGCATGAAAGGTGCTATTGATTTAATAGACTTAGCCCCATTTGCAAGCGCATTAATGTCTTGCTATCAAGCAATGGAACAGGTTAAAGGTCAAATCTATGAATTAATGGGTATTGCTGATATTCAAAGAGGTCAAACAGACCCTTCTGAAACCCTTGGCGCACAAATCATTAAATCAAACAACGCTGCTGGTCGATTAAAGACACAACAGCACGCAGTAGTAGATTTTGCTACTAGCCTTTTGTGCATCAAAGCGCAGATTATTTGCAATCATTTTACCGATGACACCATTATTAAGATTTCTGGTGCAATGCAACTGTCTGAACAAGACAAGCAGTACATTCCACAGGCTTTAGAGTTATTGCGTGACGAAGCAAGCAAGAATTTCCGCATAGAAGTTACTTCTGATTCTATGATTTACCAAGATGAACAGCAAGAAAAAGCCGATAGAATGGCATTTTTAAGCGCTGTAGGCAGTTTTATGGCGCAAGCTGTACCGATGGTACAAAACACCCCTGAATTAGCACCTATGGCGTTAGAAATGTTGAAGTTTGGCGTTACTGCGTTTAAAGCTGGTAAGCAATTAGAAGGCATTATTGACGAAACAGCCGATAAACTGCGTTTAATGAGTCAGAAGATGGAAGGTCAACCTAAACCACCTCCACCAGAGATTCAAAAAGCCCAAATGGACAATGATTCCAAGATGAAACAGATTCAAATGCAAGGTCAGCTTGAACAAATGAAGCTACAAAGCCAAATGCAACTTGAAAAAGCTAAACAAGAGTACCAAGCACAAGAAAACCAACTCAAATTCCAACTTGAAGAACAAAGAAATCAAATGGATAGAGAGATGGAACTCAAAGTAGCCCAAATGAAAATGATGACCGAAAGAAACACACAAGTGTTACTCGCCCACATCAACAATGGCGCTAAGATTGAAGTTGCCCGCATTGGTGCAGATGAATCAAATGGCGAACAGGCTTATATGACTGAAGAATCTATGGCACACGCTATGGAACACCCTATGCAACCTATTGCTAACGCTATTGGTCAAGGAAACACCCAAATGGCCCAAGCTATTAGCGCTTTAGTAGATACAATTAATGCCCAACATAACCGCCCTAAAACGGTGGTCAGAGGTCAAGACGGTAAAATCATCGGAGTTCAATAATGGCTATTACAGTCAAGCATAAGTTTGTAAGTGCCATACCTGATGCTGGCGATACTACGATTGTTCAGCCATCAAACTGGAATGATGACCATGATTTAGTAGGTACTATTCCTGTAGCCAATGGCGGTACAGGTGCTTCTACTGCTACAGATGGTTTAAATAACCTACTTCCTAGCCAAACTAGCAATACGGGCAAAGTTTTAACAACTGATGGAACTAACGCTACTTGGGTGGCTAATGGTTCGGGAACAGTTACAAGCGTTACTGGTACTGCCCCTGTAAATGTAGCTACAGGCACAACAACGCCAGTAGTAAGTTTAGCCGCAAGTTATGGCGACACCCAAAACCCTTATGCAAGCAAAACTGCTAATTATGTATTGGCTGCGCCTGATGGAAGTGCTGGAGTCCCAACTTTTAGGGCTTTAACCGCTACTGATATTCCATCCTTGACAGGCACATACATACCCTACACAGGTGCTAGTAGCGCAATAGATTTAAACGCAAAAACAGTAGTCAATATTTCCAATTTAGGTATTAATACAACTACTGTACCTACCATTTCAATGCGTGCAGTAGGCAACAACAATTCAAGTTCAAGAATTGCAATGCGTGGATATTCTAGTGATGCAAGTAGTTCTGCTATTCGTGTTACTAAATTTAGAGGTACGGCTGGCGCACCACAAGCACCACAAAGCGGTGATAGTCTAGGTAAATTTGAATTAGCTGGTTATGGCACAACATCTTCAGAAGGTTATCCACAGGCTTCACTTGAAGGTGTAGCTACAGAGGCGTGGGGTGCTGTTGCTAGGGGTACAAAAGTTGTATTTAAAGTAACTCCTAATACTACAACTACTCAAGTTACAGCATTAACCATTGACCAAAATTCAGCGGCTACTTTTGCTAGTTCAGTAACAGCTACTTCATTTAGTGGTTCAGGCGCAAGTCTTACATCTATTCCTAATTCAGCCCTTGTAAACTCTGCCATTACTATTAACGGCACAAGTACAAGTCTTGGTGGGTCAATATCAGTAGGCACAGTCACCAGCGTTACAGGCACAGCACCAGTAGTATCAAGTGGTGGCGCAACCCCAGCTATTAGCATGGCAGCAGCAAATACGACAACTAATGGTTACCTTACAAGTACGGATTGGAATACATTTAATGGTAAGGGTTCAGGCTCTGTTACTAGCGTAGCTGCAACTGTACCTAGCTTTTTATCTATAGCTGGAAGCCCAATTACTACTAGCGGTACATTAGCTTTAACTTATTCAGGAACAGCTTTACCGATAGCCAACGGTGGTACAGGAAAAACTTCTGCTACTGCGGCAATGGCTAATTTGATGGGATTTACATCAACTGCTACTGCGGCTGGTACAACTACATTAGACAATACAAGTAGTTATTACCAGTTATTTACTGGAACACAAGCCCAAACAATAGTTTTGCCAGTAACAAGCACCTTACAAACTGGCTGGACATTCCATATTTGTAACAACAGTACAGGCACTTTGACAGTCAATTCTTCAGGCGGAAATTTAGTTTTAACTGTTATTCCTGGCACTACAGTAATGTATACCTGTATTGGTACAACCCTTACAACTGCTGCTGATTGGGAAGCTGGTTATACAGATTTTAGTACCGCTACTGGTACTGGTGCGATAGTTTTAGCAAATAGCCCAACTTTAAATGGATTAAATGTCGGTAGTAATAATATTACTTTTTCTAATGTTTCTACTAACTTTACTTGTTCAACTCAAACTACTGGTGTACTTACTTTAGGTGGCCCTTCACAAACTGGCATATTAACAGTAGGTCAATCTACAGTAAGCCAAACAACCAATATCCAAGCTGGTGCAACTGCTTCAGGTTCTACTAAAACTATTGCAATAGGCACAGGTGGTCTTGCTGGTTCTACAACGGCAATTACTATAGGCTCTACTACTGGCACATCAACAACAACGGTAAATGGTACTTTGACAGCAGGAAGTGGAGTTACAGGCGGTATTGCTGGCGGCACATTCTAATGTTTTCAACCGCTTTTCAGCCTAATGCGTTTCAAAATGACGCATTTCAAATATACATTACCCCTGTAAACCCAAGAGGTCAAGGCGGTGATGATGCTTGGACAAAGGAAGAATATAAGCGGTACAAAGCTATACAAAAGAAATTGCGCCAGGCAGAAGAAAAGCGCATTGCTGCATTAAAGGCAGACCAAGAATCTAGAAAACAAGCTATTGCTGATTTGGTAGACCCACCAAAGGTAAGCAAAATAATATACAATCCAATCAAGAAGTTAGCGTTGATATACCGTCAAACCTAGCAAATATTGACCGTTACATCGCTAATCTTGTTAAACAGCAACAAGACTTGCAAACCGCAGTAGCAATGAGGTCAGCAAAACTCAGGTTAGAACAAGAGTTAGCAATCCTCGAAGCCAAACGGCAAGCAGAATTAGACGATGAGGAAGCGCTATTAGCACTAATACTTTAAACCCGCAAGAACAGTTTGCACTAGCCTATAAACACTTACACGCTGGTCGATACGAACAAGGCTTTAAATTATACGAATATCGTTGGCATCCCGATATTATTAATAATGAACCTTCTCCTACAAGACCTGCATTAGATATTCCTGTATGGCGAGGCGAGTCTTTATTAGGTAAATCCATCACAGTCCAAGTAGAACAAGGCTTTGGCGACATTATTATGTTTGCCAGGTTCTTACCTGCATTAAAGGCTTTAGGCGCTGCCAAAGTCGTAGTCTTACAAGAAGGTAGCCTACATTACTTATTGGGCCAATTAGACTGCATAGATATTTTTACTAATGAATTGGGCGGTGGCGTAGGCGCAGAGTCTGATTATTGGGTAGGTTTAATGTCTTTGCCCTATTACATATCCCTTGCACATCCTATTGTTAAAAACCTGTTTCCTGTAACTGAAAAAAAAATAGTCAATTCTGAAGGCTATTTACACGCTATTCCTAGCAATATTCCGCCAAAAATAGGCGTGAATTGGGAGGCTTCTAAGCAAATCCTGTACTACATCAAGTCTATGGACATGAAACAGCTAGAAACCTATGTAGGGCATGATTGCTACAGTCTAAACCCTAAAACTGACGGGTTATTTAATTCTTTGCCTGACGATGGCTGGAAAAAAGATTGGAATAAGACTGCCTCGCACATGATGGCTTGTAAAGGGATTGTGACTGTAGACACAGGAACTGCCCATCTTGCAGGTGCATTGGGCGTTAAAACCATTGTTTTGCTACCTAAAGAAGAATTTGTTTGTTGGCGCTGGAAACATGGTCGTTGGTACGATTCTGTAGTGGCTTTGCGCCCAAATGAATACGACAAAATCCCCGAACTAATAAGGAGAATGTAATGTGCCCTAAATGCGGATGGTCAGAAGACAACCATGTAGAAGCTAAAAAGTCAGATAAAGACTATTACCTTGAGTTTTGGGGATACACACTAAACACACCCGAAGCTGAAGAAGCATGGAAATTAAAACAAGAAATGACTTACAGGGAAGCCCCTATGGTTATGTCTGATATTGAAGGGTATGTATCACAGGTAGATGGCACATGGATTAAAAGCCGTAGCCACCATAGAAGCCACTTAAAACAGCACAGAATGATTGAATTGGGCAATGATGTGCCAATGCAACATAAAAAGATAGAAATGAGTCGCAAAAGTAACGAAGCAAGAAAACGCCAAATCGCTGAGATGGCATACGAAAAACTTAGATAAGGAAAAACCATGTCAGAAGAACAACTAGACCGTAGAAGCGCATTAGAAGCAGCAATGAATGAAGTAGAGGAACAAAATGACAAAGAACCCGTGGAAGTATCGGAGGTTTTGGCAGAGGATAATGCCGAGGAGTCCATTGAAACGGAAATTAGCGATGGTGACAGAGAAGAACCTGCCGAGGATATTCAAATTGCTAAATCTGAGGAGTCGGATGAAGAACCGCAGGAGAAGGTAACTCGCCCTTCTACTTGGAAAAAAGAATATGTCCAAATATGGGAAAAAATGGAAGCTGGCGAACAGATTTCCAAAGAGGATTTCACTAAGTTTGCCGAATATGCCAACCAGCGTGAGTCTGAATATAAGAAGGGTGTATCAACTTATAAAGCAGAAGCTGACAGGGCAAAGTCCTATGAAAACGCTATTGCGCCTTATGCCAATGATTTGCAACGCAGAGGAATCCAACCTACGCAATATATTGAAAACTTGGTTCGTGCAGAACAAATTTTGTCCAACGCACCCTATGACCAAAAAGTCCAAGTATTTCAGAAACTTGCGTCAGATTATGGTATACAATTAAATGGTGGGCAAGTAGCACAACTTGACCCATACACGCAGCAACTGATGAACCAATTAAATATGGTCAATCAGGAAGTGTCATCCATTAAAGGTCGGTTTGCCCAAGAGGAAAACCAACGCTTAATGAATGAGATTCAGAAGTACCAAAGTGATACGGCTAATTACCCTCACTTTGATGTGGTAAGGGAAGAAATGGCTCAACTACTTGAGTTAGGAAAGGCCCAAGACCTCGAAACAGCCTACAAGAAAGCTGTGCGTATGAATGACGATGTTTGGTCGTTGGAACAAGATAGACTCTTGAAAGACGCTAAACAAGCTGCAATCAAAGCACAACAAGTACAGAAGGCAAAGGCGGCAGCAGTAAGTCCGAAATCCGTTACTCCTAGCGGAAGGGTGATTGAACCTGGTGATAAAAAGGATAGACGGTCTATTATTGCCGAACAAATGGGTGAGGCTTTAAGCCGTAGGGTTTAACTAAACATTTTTTAAAGGAAATATCATGGCATTCGCTAACTCAGCAATTACCGATATTATCGCTACCACTATTCAAAGTCGTAGCGGTGAATTGGCAGACAACTTAACACAAAACAACGCAATTCTTCAGCGCCTTAATCAAAAAGGTAACGTACGCCCATTTTCAGGCGGTAACGTAATCCTTGAAGAAATTATGTATGACGACAGCGCTACAAATAATGCTTCTTCATATTCAGGCTACGAAGTATTGAACATTGCACCAGATAGCCCTATCTCTGCTGCACAATACAAAATTGCCCAATACGCAGACTCAGTAACTATGTCTGGTCTTGAAATGTTACAAAACAGCAGCAAAGAAGCAATCATTGACCTTCTTGATGGTCGTATGCAAGTTTCCGAAGCCCGCTTGTTGAACCGCATTTCTGGTGACTTGTACGGTGATGGTACTGGTAACGGTGGTAAGAACTTGGATGGTTTGGGCGCTGCTGTTGCAGTTTCTCCTACATCTGGCACTTACGGTGGTAT